TAAATAACAATGGGATTAAGTACAAAAGACCTAGTAACTAGTGGAGGCGGAGGGCTTCCTAAAACAATTTCACCTGGAAATGTTACACTTAAAATTAACAAGCTGGAGCTTGAAGATTTTAGCTTTATTGAAGGTGCAAAGCATTTGCTTTTACATGTAGAAACTGAGCCAATTGATGGTTTTGAAGGATTTCTTTTTGATAAAGACAATGAAAGTTTAGGAAGACATGCAGGTCAAGTAGGTAAAGTAAAAGCAAGTATGTATGCTTATGCTGATGGTGTTACTAAAGGTGGAATTAAGATTGAGAGAGATAAATCACTTATGTTATTTCTTAAAAGTCTTTGTAATAATCTTGGCATTTCTCAATGGTTTGAAAGTCAAGATGATTTACATGCTACTATTGATGACTTTGTAATTGCTTTCAATAAATCTGCACCGTTTAAAGATATCTATTTAAACTTCTGTGTTGCAGGTAGAGAATATGTTGACAAGAATGGTTATACTAACTATAACTTGTATCTTCCAAAAGCAGATAAAGGTAAGTATGCTTATGGTAGTACTAAAGATGGTAAAGTATTAACTTTTGATGAAAGTATTCACTTAAAGAAACAAGAAGTGCAAGAAGTTAAGAATTTTGGAGATGATGATGATTTAACCATCCCAAATAAAACTTCTACTGATTTCAGCTTAGACTAATTAAACTAGTCAAGAGGGGTCAGTTAATACTTCTGGCCCCTTTTTTATTTAATTATGTGTTATGATTTCAACCAAAGGACTGATATCTGATATAAAAGATGTACCGGATGAATGGATTTATGAATATTATTTAAACCTAAAAGAAAAACTTACAGGTCAAGATATAAAAATGCTTTCTGCATTTAACTCAAAGGATAAAGTTCCTTCTATGTTTATTTATTTTGATGTTGTATCTAATAGATATAAGCACAAAGATTTTTCTTCAGGTAATCAAGGTAGCTCATGGAATTTGATTCAGCAGTTGTATAACCTGTCTCCAGGTGAAGCAGCTAAGAAGATAATGAATGACTATCAAGCATATCTTAAAAACAATACAGTACTTGAGAAGAGAGAAATAGTAATACATGACAAGTTTAAGGTTGTGGATTATGAGATGAGGCACTGGAATAGTTTAGATAAAGATTACTGGATAGGTTTTAAGATTGGATCTAGTATCCTTGATAGATATAATGTTGTTCCTTTAGATTTCTTTACAATGGAAAAAACAGAAACAGATGGTACTATGACTTCATTTGTATTTAAAAAGCCTTTTACATATGGTTATTTTAGAAATGATGGAAGTTTATACAAAATTTACATGCCCAAGGTACCAGATAAGAAATTTATAAAGGTTGAAAATTATATCCAAGGTATGGATCAGCTTAAGTATGAAAGTAAATATCTACTAATTACTTCTTCTCTTAAAGATCTAATGTGTTTTAATAGACTAGGTATTAATAATATTGAAGCAATTGCTCCGGACAGTGAGAATACTATGATAGGTGAAAGAGCTATGAGTGAGTTTGTAAGACATTATCAGAAGATTATTGTTCTATTTGATAATGATGAGCCGGGGATAAAAGCAGCTGAAAGATACAAACATATGTATGGATTTAATTATATTATTCTACCTATGGAAAAAGATCTTTCAGATTCTATTAAGCTGCATGGTATAGATAAAGTTAGAGATGTGTTATTTTCACTATTAAAACAAGCATTATGAGCTGGTTATATGAAGGAAGACCTTTTAATGATAGCATGATTCCAGATGGAGCAGTAGGTTTTGTGTATGAGATGGAAGCTGTTATTAATGGAAAGTCTGTAAGATATGTAGGTAAGAAGAACTTTTACTCTATTACAAAGAAAAAGTTTGGTAAAAAAGCTATGGCTCAAGTAACAGATAAAAGGACTAAAAAGTATGAGACTGTTACTAAGCCCAGTTATCAAAACTATTATAGTAGTAATGCAGTTCTTAAAGAAGCTCACAAAGCTGGTATAAAGATTAAAAGGTTTATGGTTAAGATATGTTTTTCCAAAATGGAACTTACATATTATGAGACTAAGTATCAGTTTACAAGAGAGGTTCTTGAAAAAGAAGAATTCCTAAATGGAAACATATTAGGTAGGTTTTATAAAATCAAATAGTTATGACAGAATTAGAATTGACAAGCCTCCTGTTTCAGTTGGCTGATTTGAATGTTACTGGTGTTAAAGTAAAGTATGATGGTGCTGGAGACTCTGGTTCCGTAGAATGGATTGGTTTTACAAAAGATCCATGTAACACTCCAGAAGATGTAATTGATTATGTAGATGATTGGAATAATGAATTTTTATTAAGTAATCTAGATAGGGAACTTTATAACTTAGTTGAAGAGTTTGTTATTGAGAAACTTCTTGATGATATAGAAGACTGGTGGAATAATGAAGGTGGTTTTGGTGATGTAGGTATATGTGTTCCTTCAGGAAAATATGTTATCAATAATCATATCAGAATTACTGAAACTGAAGATTATTTTCATGATGGAGATTTATTAAGTAAAACAGAAGAATAATGGCGCATCCTTGGCAACATGCAAAATCCTCAGCTAAAAAGTTTGGAGGATCTCCTTTGGATTATTTGGAGATACACAAATGGTTTGATGAAACTAAGGCTTGGTATGGTCATAGTAAGCACAGACTGTTTAGACATCATAGTGAAGGTATATTTGAATGTGAGAAAAGATTTGGTGAAGTAATCACTAACTCTGATGGTAAAGATGTATATGTCCGTTATATAGGTGAACAGCATGTAAAGGAAGATTGCAATGGATACATTCCAAGTGCAAAAGAATGGGTGGATAATCTTGAAACACCTACAATATGGATGATTAAAACACTAAAAATTGAAGACTGATGGGTAAAGTAAAATTTGACAAAGAAGAAACAAAGAATTTATTAAACATGCTTAAATCTGAAGATCAGGATAATCATGTTATTGCATTTCAAGCATTAGAAAATACTGACCACAAAAAATATATTGGTGAGTTACTAGTGCTGTATAAGTTTTCTAAGTTACCAAAAGATGCTTGGGAAAAAGAAGCACCAAAATCTTATAAGGTGTTAAATAAAGCTGCTGCACTAGGGGATAATAATCTTACTAGTGGTAAGTGTTTATCTCTTATGACTTCTAATGGATCTAGTAAAGATTCAATAGAATTGTTCTTGGAGAATTTTGTAGTAGATATGGTTGGGTTCTTAGGACAACTAGGATATCCAACAGAAAAATTTGAAATAGATATTAAACTAAAAGACTAATGGACAAAGTTCAGAGTTTAAGTAAAGCTAGTAAAGACCTGATGTTGAAGGAGCCCTATTATGGGTTCTTTCTCATTATGTTGAATAAGCTATGGGATGCTAAAAGAGTTCCTACTGCCGGGGTTAGTAAGAATGGTATTAATTATCAGCTTGCTATTAATCCTGATTTTTGGGAAGGTCTTAATGAAGAACAAAAGCTTGGTATATTAAAACATGAATTGCTTCATATTGCATTTGGTCACCTTACTACTTACTTTAAGTTTAGTGATAAGAGACTTGCAAATGTTGCAATGGATATGGAAATCAATCAGTATATTGAAAAGTCTTGGTTGCCGGGCGGAGAATATTCTAAAGAAGAATATGAAGCATTGAATGAAAAACTAAAACTTGAAATGTCTGCAGCTATGGAAACAGGAGCTAGTCCTGAAGAAATAGCTGAGATACTTAAGAATGCACCTAGTAGAGGTATTTTTATAGAAGACTATGCTGATATGAATCTTGAACTTAGAGCAGGTTGTAGATATTACTATGACAAGCTTAAAGAGTTTAAAGATGAGAAAGAGAAGAATGGTACTTGTGGTAATCAAGCAATGGATAATCTTCTTGACAATATTGATATGGGTAATGTTCCTGATCATGGTACCTGGGAAGAGTTTGATAATCTTACTGAAGCTGAGCAAAAGTTAATTGAAAAGCAATTACAGAAAGTGCTTAGTGATGCTAAGGAGCAAACTGTTAAGAAACGGGGTACTGTGCCAGGTGAGATAGATGGTCTTATCATTGTAGAACAAATAGAAGCCCCTAAGTTTGATTGGAGAGGGTATATCCGTAGATTTACTGGTGTTAGTACAAAAGTATTTACCAAGAAGATCAGAAGAAAAGAGAATAGAAGATTCTCTGACAATCCGGGTCTTAAGATTAAGATGAAACAACATATGCTTTTAGCTATAGATACTTCAGGTTCTGTAAGTGATTCTGAGTTGAAAGAGTTTATGAATGAGATTCATCATATCTATAAAGCCGGTGTTGATATTACTATTGTACAGTGTGATACTAAAATACATTCTATCAAACCTTATACAGGAAAGCATGAAATGAATATACACGGAAGAGGTGGGACTGAATTTGATCCCGTCCTGGAATATTATAATGAAAACCTAAAGAAATATACTAGCCTGGTGTATTTTACTGATGGTGAATGTGGTTATTCTGTAAAACCAAAAGGGAATATCCTATGGGTTTTGTCAGAGCAGTCCTATATGAATAATGATTTACCAGGTAAAGTAATTAAATTAGAATTATAAAAAAAGAGTTATGAGTCAAGTACAATTGAATGTAGAAGAGTTAAAGAGCTTTATTAAGCACATGGTTAACAACAATCAGTATATTCAAGCAGAGGGTAAGGTTCCCGTAGCTATTAATATTGAGGGTGATGCGGGTCTTGGTAAGACTTCAGCTATCATGCAGTTGGGTAAAGAAATGAATATGCAAGTTGTTAAGCTGAATTTATCTCAGCTGGAAGAATTAGGTGACTTAGTTGGTTTTCCTGTAAAAGAATTTGAAATACAGAATGCAGAAGGTAAAACTACTTGGATTAATGAAGCTCAGATAGATGCAGCTATTAAGAAAGGTTACAAAGTTATTGGTAAGCGTATGTCACATGCTGCTCCTGAATGGATTCAAGGTAAAGGTGAAGGTGGTTTCTTGATTCTTGATGATTATACCCGGGCTGACCATAGATTTATGCAAGCTACTATGGAGATCTTAGATAGACAGGAATATGTATCATGGAAGCTTCCTAAGAACTGGCATGTTATCTTGACTACTAATCCGGATAATGGTGACTATAATGTAACTAGCTTGGATGTAGCTCAGAAGACAAGATTTGTATCTGTTGAGTTGAAGTATGATGTAAACGTATGGGCTAAGTGGGCTGAGACTGCAAACATTGATGGTAGATGTATTAACTTTATGTTGATGCATCCGGAGCTGGTGACTCAAAGAGTTAATCCAAGATCTATTACTACTTTCTTTAATGCTATTAGCTCTATTCCTAAGTTTGAAGCAGACCTGCCTCTGATTCAAATGATTGGTGAGGGTTCTGTTGGTGTAGACTTTAGTTCTATGTTTACTATGTTCATTAACAACAAGTTAGATAAGATTATCTCACCTGAAGATACACTTACTAAAGATGAGCAATATGTA